AAGTCTAAACTATAATTTATTTGGTTCGTGTTTATATGCTTAAACAACTCAGTGCTTTTACTATTAATCTTTGCAGGTTTGTTGTCTATTAAAATTCGTTCGCTTAACATTATTTGTTTTAAAACTTCCTTCCAAGTTTCAGCTACCCAACCTGTATTTACTTTAACACTTTTTTTACCGTTAGTGTTAAATACTTTTCTTTGTCCTTCTAAAGTGTTGTAGTTAAAACTATCTGTTTGTAATAAATTGTATTCCGTGTTTTCAACGCTGAAGGTGTCGTTACTTGCCTTAAAAAAGAATTCACGTTGCCACGCTCCGTATTTATTTACAAAGTCAATAATTACAGGTGTATATTTACATTCTTCTTGTGGGTAAAAATACCAAGTCGCCTGAACTACAGAACTTGCGTTTAATATTTCTACTTTATTTCCTTCGTTTACGTTTGCGGTTCGAACTCGCGGTATATCAAATGTTGAACTTGCTACCGCTAAACTTGTTACTACTGCGGTGCTTAAATTTGTGTAACGTGCTGTAAAACTTGCGCCTGTTGTTACTCTTATTTTTCCTGCGTCACTTGTAGGGTTGTAATAATAATTTCCTGCGTCAAGTCCGTAGTTTCCTAAATCGAAGTTATAACCGCTTTCGTAATATGTACTTCCGTCAAATGCTATGTAAGTAATTGTGTCTAATGGTGTATAAGTTGAACCTACTAATTTGTATCGTATAACTTTAACGTTTACACGTTCTGTTGTTGGGTTTGTTACCGCAGCATTTCCACCTGCTGAACAACTTGCAAATCTTATGTATTCTCTTATGTATGGACTAATGTCGTAAAGTGTTTCAACGTTGTTTGACGCTGGTATTAATTTACTTAACGTATATTGCGGACTTGCTGAAAAAGTTGTTGCGCTTATAAACAATTCTAATTTTGAACCATTTTGTGGTGTTGGTGTTGTTTCTGCAATCCTAATTAAATACGGTGACCGTGCAAATATATTAGCCATTATTTCTTTTCGTTTTTAAATTGTGTGTCTTTAAATAAATTCATTGCATCAAGTCCAAACTTTTGAATAAGTTCATTTGGCAATCTTTTAAATGCGCTTTCAAATGGTGTAGTAAAAAACAAACTTGGTTTTATACCTTGATGGTAAACAGTATCTCTAACTGCATACGGATTAAGTCCTTTACTTGCGCTCCATTGCATAAAATGTTTAACGCTTGGTTTTTTACCTATCTTAAATTTAAACTCACTTTGTGGCGCGTTTTGTTTCCACATTTTACCTTTGTTATTCGTGCTTTTAAACTTGCTTGTTGTTGCACGAACTCCGCCAACTCCTTTTACTCCTTTGTCTTGAAATTGTCCGTACAAATTCATTTCAAAGTCTATAGACAAACTGTTTGGCATCGCTTTAACGTTACCTTTTAAACTTTCATAAAGTCCTTTTGTGTGGTTCTTTTTTAAGGTAGTTAAATTTTTTCGTGCTTCTTTAATTACCGATTTTGAAAACCTATCTAATTCTTTTTGTACTTCGCTTTGTTTCATTTTAACAAATTGTCATTTCGTTCGGTGTTACTACGTCAAAAGTCATTGTCCAACCTGCCATATAATTTTCAAAACGTTCTGTAAATGGTTCTAAATTTGCAGTTCCTTCAACCATATACAAGTCGTAGGCTAAACTTCCGTGTTTTATTATTTCATACGCTCTATTTAATACTGCGTGTTGTGTATTCAAAACATCTATTTCGTTGTCGTTACCTAAAAAAATATTTGTTGTTGCGCTCTTTGACAAGTCAACTATGTCCATTGCTATTAAACTTATATTCCAAGTTACTGTGCGTTCGTCTAACGTGCAGTTGTTTACCATAATATGTACTAAAGGAAATATAGTTTGTTTGCTTAAATCAACTTTAAAAATGTCGCCTTGTGTTACCGTGTTTACAATAACGTCTGCGTCAAAGTGTGTTTTAAGTTTGTCTAATAATTCAAAGTAACCTGTCATTTTTTATACATTTTATTTAATTGGCGTTGTTCAATTTCTTGCTTTTGCTTTTCGAAGGTAAGATAGGTGAGACATTGAGTAAGTCTATAGCTGGTGACTGTGTCAAATCTTGTAATGTCTCCTTGAGCGAGTGCGTAAATTGATTGATACCAACCCCATTGTTTTCCAAATTGAGCTTGTTCGCTAAACTCGTTTGCGTCTTCTTGTTCGTCTTTATCTGCCGTTCCAAATAAGTAAGCGTAGCTGTCAATAATTCGCTTCCTAAATTCCAAAAAAAAATACTTGAACTTATCGCTATATCTACAGGTGTAAACTTCATTAACTCGTGCATTTCTGCCATTGGTGTGTAGTCAACTATTTCGTACTTATCTTTAAACTTTAATTTGATTGGTCGGTACATAACAGCCATTGCCTTGTGGTAGTTTTCCCACTTTAACAAATTGTTTTCTAAATCTACATATTCTCCAAAACTTATTTCTTCAAGGTTAGTTATAAATCCAAATTCTTGTGTGCCTATTTTAAACGTTGGTTGAAATTTCGGCTTCTGTTCAAACAGGTTTTTAAAGTGTACAATTAATTCGTTTAAACTTGTCAACTTCATTTTTACAATATCCTTTAATTCAATACCGCAGAAAATTTGTATCATTTTTTGCGCTATAAATTCTTCGTCATTGCTTCCTTCCTGTACCTTTAAAAATTCTTGGTAGCTTTTTAATGGAATTTCATTTAAAGTTGTTGGTACGTTTATTTCTAACTTCATATCTTAATAATTAATTATTCGTGTTTTTGTTGTGTTCGTTTTGTTGTATGTAATCGTAAGCTTGTTTCAGTAAGTTAATATCTCGGATGTCACGTAAATAAATACGAACCTTTACGCCTTTTTTTTGGTAGATGTAAATCTGTACGCATTGCATCATTACTTCTAAATCGTTCATCGTATAAAATATTGCCCGTGTGTATTGTTTAACCCTAACGTTTCCATTTCGTGGTAACGTACTGCGTCTATTGCGTGGTCGTTTTTGCCCTGCGGTTTGTTTAATGTTTTTCCTGTTTTGTCAGCATCCCAACAATACGCCCTTAATTCTTTAATTAAGTTTGTGCTTTGTGACGTAACTAAATAATTTTGTGACTGCATTATTTGTATTCCGTAATTAACTGAATCCGCGCCCTTTGTTACCCCTTTAATTTGTTGACCTGTTCTGCGTATTTCTTCAATGCTTTTCGGTTCTGAACTATCTGCGTATGCTATTACGTGTTTTTGTAGTTTCTTTGCTATGTCGTTATTCAATAAACTTGTTTGGTAACATATTTCGTTTAGTATTCTTTGCCCGTTGTAATTGTAAACTTCTACTATGCTTGTCGGGTCGTTTGAATACCCGAAGTCTAAACCGTAACCAAGTAACCGTGCTTCAGGCGGTATTGTGTCAATTAGTTTGTAGTTTGAAAATATAACTCCTTCTAACATTCCAACAAGTCCTTCGCCATATACTCGCCACCAATTAGCCCAATAACTGCTTGTCGTGGCTTTTAAGCGGTTCTTTTCTATTTCTGTTACTATTCGTTCATCTAACGCTTCGTTGTCCTTGTACGTTAAAATTAAGAAGTCTGTGTCGGGTTCGTCTTTTAGTTCGGTGTGTACCCAAAATTCATTAGCTGGGTTAAAGTCAAGGTATATTCGTTTTTTTGTACGTATTGCAAGTTCGTTATATGCTTCAAATGTTACGTTGTTACATTCGTTTATGTAAAGAATATCACGTCTTGCACCCCTTAATTTTGAGCTATCGTCTGCACTAAAAAATTCAATGTAAGAACCATTTTTAAAATCGTACCTTAATAAACTTTTGTTAAAACTACTTTCAAAAAAACGGTTACTCCAACGCATTATTTTAACGAAATCTTTTAATGCGCCCCTTCTTAAGTGCGGTATGCTTTCAGCTACAATACTTATTTCCGTGTTTTTGTGCTTGGTTGCTATGTCAATTAATAACGGAATAACGCCAAAAGTTTTACCCGCTGAAGTACCACCTTGAATTATTTTTATTCGCTTGTCTAACTTTGCAATTTTACTAATTGCAGTCGTCCGTATTAACATCAGGAAATAAAGGTTGTTCAATATTTGTTTGTTCTATTTGTTGAACAGGCGCACCGTAACCGCTATCCATTAGTGCTTTGTATGCTGAAACATCGCCGTCTCGCATTTTTTTAACCATTGCCAAAGTTCCCAAGTCTTCTTGGCTTAAAGTTTCTTCAACGCCTGTTATTGGGTTCTTTGCCTTTTGTGTAGTTTCTAACCAAAGACGTGCTATTGTGCTTCGGTTTCTACTTCCTTTAGGTCGTCCGTTTTTTTCGGGTTGGTATTCCGCACTAAACTTTTTTAAATTTTCTTCGTTTGGCATTTTCTCGTTTTATTCTCGTTAATTTAATATTTCTCCGTTACGTTTAATTTCTAAACTTGGGTCTAACTTTTTCATTCGGTCAATTATTACTTGACAATATTTTGGGTCTAATTCCATACCGTAACATTTGCGTTTAAGTTGGTGTGCTGCTACCATTGTTGAGCCTGAGCCAAGAAATACGTCTAAAATAAATTGATTTTCAAAAGAACTATTTTTTATTGCTTTTTCACATAATTCAATAGGTTTCATTGTTGGATGTTCTTCACTTTTTGAAGGTCTGTCAATATTCCATATTGTGTCTTCTGTATTGCCTGTATTCCAAGTTCTTGTTTTGCCTTGTTTCCAACCATAAATAATAGGCTCGTGTTTCCATTTATAGTCCTTATTCATTGAAAAAGTGCTATTATTTTTAACCCAAATTATTACGCTTGAATATTTAAAGCCCACATCAATAAAAGCCAAAGTAAAATTTATTCGTTCCAATTCACTATGTGCTACATAAATCGGACTCCCTTCATTCATTACTAAAAAACAATTTGTATAAACATCGTATAAAAATTTATAAAAATCATTTAATTTATCATTGGCTATTAATTCTCTTTTTTTTGAGCCACCTTCGTAATTAACATTATAAGGCGGGTCGGTAAATACCATATCCGCTTTATTACCATTCATTAGCTTTGCCACTTGGTCGCTATCCGTACTATCCCCACAAAGTAAACGGTGTTCGCCTATTTCAAATAAGTCGCCTAAAACAATATCGGTTGTTATTTCGTTTGGTATTTCGTAATCGTCTTCTTCAGCTTCAAGTTCCTGAACGCTTACGTCTAACGGCAAGTCTAAACCCCAATCCGTTAGTTTTTCGGTGTCCCATTCATTAGCTAATATATCCCAATCCCATTCGCCAAAACCTACGTTGTCTTTAACTATAAATTCGTCTTTTTGTTGCTCGGTTAAATCTTTTGCTTGTACAATAAAAACTTCTTTTAGTCCTGCTTCAATACAAGCTTTGTGACGCATATTTCCACCAAGTATTATATTGTTTTCATCTACTACAATTGGTCGCAGTTCTAACATTTGCGGAAATTCCTTAATTGAATTAACTAACTTTTTAAACTTGTCGTCTTTTATTAAACGTGGGTTCTTTGGGTTCGTCTTTATGCTGTTAATCTTTACTTTGTCTACTTTCATATTAATTGACCTATGTTGCCTAATTCGTTTACTACATCTTTATTATTGTCGTAGTGTTTTGATATTCCAAGTTCTAAAATCTTTTCTATTTTTGCTTTGTTGTTTCCTGTTGCGTAAACTCTATTTGAAGGAATATTAAGTTCGTTTGCTCTTGGTAACATTTCATCTTTGTTATCTCTTGCTGAAATAATATAAATCGTGTTTTCTTCGCTTAACTTCTTTGCTAAATCAAAACCCTTTTTTGTTGATAGTGTTCCGTCATAGTCAAAACTTATTTTCTCCTTTGCTAATTTTGTATTATAAGCATCTTGACAAATTGCAGAACGTTGATTAATATCGTACTCGTTTATCATAACGTGGTCTAACATACAT